CCAGTAATTAGGGCCGCTGGTAACCTTCATGCTGTACTCCTACTGCGCTGCTATCTGCGTTCGTGCCGGTGTCCCCTGCTCGCCGCTGGTGATCGGCCAGACCGTAACGTCCAGCGCGCCGAGGTCCACGTCGGGGATGGTGATCGTCGTGCCGGTCGTTGTAGCGTGGTAGATCGTCACACCACTGGCGTCGATCTGGACCTGGTAGGAGTCGGCACCGGTATCGCTCCAGGCGAGCACTGCGTTGCCGTCGGTGCGGGTGGCGGAAGAGACCGAAAACTCGGACACCTGGCCGCCAGAGCCCGCTATCGTGTAGACCAGCGGTGTTAGGCTGGTATTGCTGACAGCCGTATCGGCATCAGATACGGCGACTGAGTCGGAGTTGAAGTGAATCATCCAGCCGTTGTGGTCGGTCTTGGATTCTGTTGTTGATCCCGCTGGCTCAGTATAATCCCAGTCGCACAAATCCAGGCGCACTAGCCCGCCGGCGTCGGTAGTGTCGGTGTAGCTGTAGCCCTGTGCGGTCGTCATCGTTACCGGCTCGTTGGCCAAGACACCATTGCCGTCTTCCAATCGGAACCAGGAGGTATGGCCATAATAATACGAGTTCTCGGCCTCGGAATTTGCGTTGTCGAAATTATTGTCTTCAGGGCCAGCGCCGCCCCAGAAGTAGTTATCAAACAGTTCGTTGCCTGGGGAATCGTAAACCCAATAGCCGAGCTTGATGGTGTTATAATCAGCCCGGTCTTCGATCTTGCGGAAGATGTTGTCAACAAAACGATGGTGGCCACCACCGGCGTAATTGTCGTTGCTGGTGATGTGCCGAAGGTCAGTGATAAACGTGTTGTCGGAATATAAGACCGGCAGCGCCGGCGTGTTCGACCCGCCGTGCAGATGGACACACCCGCCGAAGGTCGGGGCGCTATCGTCCAGCATGTCAACCTTCACGGTATTGTGCCTGAAACGCAGGTTGCTCACATACGCGCCCGAGAAGAACTGTGTGCCGCGCAACTGGTCCGGTGCATCCCGTCCTTGTGCCAGGATCGTATTGTACTCGTATAGGTAATTGTTATAGTTATAGCTGCTGCCGCTGTACTGCGTCAGCCGCATACCGTTGGCGCTGGCATGAGTTGAATACTCGTCGCTTCTGTTGCTGGGTTCTTGCGCCACAACGTGAACAAAATTCTTTCGCACAACCAGCGAATCGCAGTCGTCAATCAAAGCCCAACCGCCGCCTACATTATGATAACCAGTGCCCATTAAAATGTTGTCATACGTAACCGAGTTCCTCTGGGGCGCAATGGAAAACGAGTTTGTTGCCCACGAATCTGCACGGACCTCGCATTTTTCCGCACCACTTGAGGACATAAGGCCTTGCTGGCGAGCACGTTTCACTAGGACGCCGTAATAGCCGATACCGTTGTCGCCCTCGGCCGCCGCCACGCCCTGGTGCCGGTTGTCAATTACCGTGCCAGTGTCACTGATCGACGTGTAATAGACATCACCGCCGGGGGTTCCTCGCAGGTATATGCCGGACACCTGATCGCCATAATACGTAATGTCAACGCCCTGTATTGCGGTGCTCGCAGCGGAACTCAAAATCGGATTGAACCCAATAGCGTTCGCGGAACTTTGACCTCCGTAAGATCCCTGAACAATATAGCCTCCGGTTATCGTTACACTAGACGAGCCGACCCGAACGCCGAAAGTTGCAGTCGATGAATAATAGAACGAGTCCCACGACGATCCGTCTGCGACATCTGGTGTATCGTTGTCGTAGCTTACGGTGTAGCCGTTGAGGTCGAGCGTGATACCACTTGCGCTGATGGTGAAAGCCCTCGTGTCGGCGGTCACGTCCGACGATAGATAGTAAGTTGTCGATGCAGAATCTAGCGTGTGCGGCGGCGTTCCCGTGACCTCGGTCCATCCGCTGCCGCTGACCGTCGTGAACGTCGCATCGTCGGTCGTGATCGTATCGCCGGCCGCAGACACGGCTACAATCTTGTAATGATATTCGGTGCTCGCGGTCAGGCCGGGGATGATCCGCAGGTGAGTCCAGTATCGGTTGCCGTCGCCGGACACCGTGTCGCCGTAACTGTCTGTCGTTCCGTACGCCACAAACAGGTCAGCATCATGAGTGGTCGTTGTCCAGACTGAAAACCTATTGCGGCCAGCGTCCGTCCATGTGCTATCGCCAAATTCAAATGACGTGCCGAAATGATCAAGGTACAGGCTGTCTTGCCCAACCGTAAAGAACGTATCGCTAAACGCTTCAAAAGCATCGATACTCGTCCAGGACTGGCCGATCGCTACGAGCGGACAAATCAAGATCGCAATTGTCAGTATATATTTCATTGCTACTCCTGCACGTACAGCAGAAGGACTGGCGACCTAGCGTTCGAGTGATTCTCGATTATATGCCAGTCGGATACGTTGTCGGCAGTTCCCAAATCAATCCAAAACCCAGCATTTGGCTGGCCGTCGTCGATCCAACGAGTTACCGCGTTTGTTGCAGCCAGGTGATACCAGTCAGATGGTGCCCGCTCGGCCTGAAGGATCGTCAAGTCAGTCCCGGTGAAACTGTCGTATGTGCTGATCGCTGTACCCCAGGCCGTGGTGGCCGAGACATCGCTATAATTGTAGGAAACGTCGGACTCATCGACCCACTCAACCAGGTCGGAATCGTCGGCCCCGTAAACAAACAACGTGTCCCCTGCATCGATCCACCCCCCATTCCCGTAGTAGAGCACGGTGGCAGAATCAACGGACGCCGTACCGGCGACCCCACCGAGCGGGAAGTACATCAGAATGTTTTTGCCGCTCGTGTGTGGCAGGCCTACGGCACTATTTACTTCCTGGTCGCCGGTGTTCGCATTGTTCGGATCGCCCTGGTCCAGTTCGCCGTATGTGCAATCCGACGATTCAATTACCTCATAATCTCCAGTATATGAGCCAGTGTCATACGTGATAGTTCCGTTGCCGTCGTTATCTGCGTCGCTAATCGTGATGTTATCTGAATCCGTGTTGTGGTTGTCGCTATAAATGATGTAGAGTTTGGGGCTGCCAGAGGCATCCTCCCTCACAAACTCATTATCAAACGGCCCGTACCAGTCAGACACATTCTGATTGGCATCTTTGAGGCGGAACCGCACCTGCGCCGAGTCCATCGCAGACGTAGCCAGCGTCGTGTAGATCGTATCGCTCAGGCTCGTCGCAAACGTCGTGTCGCTGTGATCGTCGGTCGCAACCCACTGGTCGCTGGTCGGCGTCCACGTACCGTCGTAGGCCTCGCGCCACTGCCAGGAGGCAAGGGCTGCTTCGTCCGCTACCGCCGCTAGGTCGAGCATGACGTTGCTTGCGTTTGTCGTGTCGAACACCACCGCCGCGAACGAGCTGGTATCGGGCGCGGTGAAGTCCAGCGTCACCGAAATCTCGCTACTCTCAGACGACTCGTTGTCGTCATTGTCCACTGCCGTGACCGCGTAGTAATACGTCGAATCTGTCTGCACCGACGTGTCCACATACGTGCTGGTCAGGATCTCCGCGATGCTCGGAACATAGACTGACATAGGCCAGAGTACGCCAGTCTCGACACCTCGATAGACGATGTAGTGCGAGAGATCAGCCTCAATGTTGTCGTCCCAGTCCAGCGTCACCGACTGGGCGAGCGCCAGCCCGACCATCACGGCGAGCAATAGGCAAGTCATGGTCCGTCGCATTTCTTACTCCTGCGTTGTAGCCGTCAGCCCAGTCGGAGCATCAGGCGGGGTAGTGTCGCCGCTAATCGTAGCCGCTAGCCCGGTCGGCGCGGCAGGCGGCGTCGTGTCAGCCACGACCGCCACCGCGCTGGTCTCGTCAGATTGCACTGATTCATTATATTTATCGTCAACGGCAGTGATCGCGTAGTAGTACGTCACGCCATCCACCAGATCCGTATCGTCGTACTCTGCCGTCAGCAGCGACATTGGGAGCTTCGTGAGGCTGCCGCTAGTCGTACCCCTGTAGACGTAATAGTGGCTCAGGTCAGGCTCGGTGTTCGCGTCCCAGGTCACAGCGATCTCGCCGGTGCCAGCCACGGCGCTCTCACCGGTCGGCTTGTCGGGAGCCTCGACATCGTTGCTGATCGTCGCTACGAGGCCGGTAGGCGCGCTGGGCGCACCAGACCCGCGCACTACCGTGACGGTATCAGAGACCGGCGTAGCGGAGTTGCCTAGCTCATCGTCTCCGCCTACCTCGATCTCGACCACCGTGTCATCAGCCGCGCCAGAGACGTCTACGACTACCGTCTGGTCAGACGCGAGCGTGTCGCCTACAGCGGCGGTAGACCACGGGTCGGTATCGTAGCGGTGGCGGTAGGATGCGTACCAGGGCTCGTCGCCAGTCACGTTGCCGGTGACCGTCTCGGTGCCCTCGTCGTAGGTGATCGAGACAAAGGTGAGAGTAGGCGGTGTCGTGTCCGCCTGGCGCGTGACCGCTTGCGTATCGTTCGACGTGCTGCTGGCGTTGCCCGAGTCGTCGGTAACCACCAGGCTCACGTACACCGTACCGGCGTTCAGCGCATCAAGTGAGATCCCTGTATCTCGCGGACCGTCGTAGCTGCTAATGTCGGTGCCCAGAACCACCGTGTCGGCAGATGCCAGGCCGCCGACCGACGTCGCGAACTTGACTACCGCCTCGCCGCTCTCGTCGGCCGAGAACGCCACGTCAAGCTGCCAGTTGCCGTCAGCACCGGTCGAGTCGGGAGCATCGGCCGTGAACGAGGCGATCACGGGCGGAGTTACGTCCTCGATCGGCACAAACTTGCGAGTCATCGCCAGCTCGCCGTCGACCCGCACCCATACCTGGATAGTGTCGTCGGTGTAGTAGGACCAATCGCCGGCGATCGTCGCGAGGTCTATCGTCTGGCTGTACTTCTTGAGGCTGCTAGTCGAGTCTCCCCAAACAACCGTCCGAGACACTGGTCCGCCGCCACCAGGTCCGGTCAGATACGCAGCATCCAGTCTGACGGTATGCGCGGTCTTTTGTTTGGTCTTGACGGTCAGCACTGGGTCGTCGGCTTCTGCTGCTACCGTACAAGATGCGCGCGCATAGTCGAATGACGACCGGATGCGCGGGTAACTCTTGCCGCCATAAGTCTGCGATTTCGATGGGTACGGATCGCCAGCGCCGACGATCAACGCGGCGAGCGCAATAACGATCAGAGCGAGCAAGGCGATCCGGCGCATGTCGACCCCTCGCGCTAGTGCAACGTCACGATGACGGTATCAGCGCCGGTCGGCACGACCGTGAGCGTGTCCACCTTGTCCCATGCGGGCGACCAGAACAGCTCACGGGGCACCAGGTCGCGCACGTAACGGACCTGCACCGTGTCGCGGTCGCCAGCCGTAGCGTCCCATGACGTCAGCAGCACGATTGCAGAGCCGCCGTCAGCGAGCACAGACGCGCCGGTACGGCCCACGACGTTGATCTCGGTAGCCTCGGTCACGACCTCGTCAGACGTGGCCGCCAGAGCAATGGCCGAGCCGAGAAGTATCGCGGCAACGATGATAAAGCGGTACATGGTCAAGCCCTCCATGGCTCAGGCTGGTTCTTCTAGGAGAACCGATGTGACCGACAGGTCGTTGAAATCGATGGTCTTCTTGGTGCAGAACGCATCGAACGTGGCTCCGTCGCTGGTAACCTCGAGGTCTTCGACTAGATACCCGACGTCGTAGTCAAGTCCACGCAGGTCTTGGGTAATTGTGACCTCGCGACGTAGCTTCGCCTCGACGCTGGCGAGCCTGGCCATCAGCACCGACTTTGCCGCGAGCGGGTCACCAGACGATCCTTCGATGTTGCAAAAATATGGCAGGTGGTACGCTCTGATGGTTCGGACGTCCTTACCCTCTTGCAGGTCAAGTTGACGCCCAAGCTCACGCACGCCGTACCGCGTCTGGCTGGTCGAATCCCCGAACTCCTCAAACGGCAGTTCGCGCATTTCACTGACCGCGCTAGGGAACGCTGTTTCCGAAACGGTGGACGGTACGTTCGAGAATGTCCCGACTGTCTCGAACTGGACGTCGTAGTATCGACCATCGCTGGCAATAGTATGATTAACCAGCATCTCGCGAGCGTATCGCCATTGTACGGTTACCACGCCGTCGGTCCGGGCGAGGCCAGATATCGTATAGCCAGCCGGCACGGACGTCCTCGGCATCATCGCGAACTTGCCATCCAGATTGATGGTCATGATGTCCCATGTATTGACAGCAAGCGCCTTGATGGATTCGCCAAGCGACTGGCCGAGCTGGCGACGGAAGAACACATACGGCTCCTCGTCGTCGATTGTGCCCATGGCAGCCTGGGCATCGTCGGCGGCCGAAAATGCTGTCTGGTCGATATACGCTATCGGAAGGCCCTTGCTTATCAGGATGGCAGCGATAACCTGGGCGACACGGCCGTACCAGCAATAAGGCTGGTACAAGTGGACAGAGCATATATCGGAACCTCCCGTTGGCAGGACGATGCGTATCTCCGCACTGTACTGGTCATCGTCGAATGGCCTGTACATGTTCTCGTCTGTCGTCCGCGACCAGGCCGGGGCAGAGCGCAGATTGTGATAGATGTTCCGCAACGCAACATCTGACCCGTCGCTGTCCTTCGTTGCGTAGACGTACCCATATTCAGGGTCGCGTATGTTCCCGCCGTTCGTGTTCGCCTTGTTCGGCAAAAATACCAGCCAGCCACACGGCCCGTAATCGTAGCGGATGTAGCTCCCGGACGTTGTGCTCGACGAAGATGCAGACGTAAAGTCCGGGTCGCACCGAACGTCGGTGTAACTCGGTGTCCCGGTCCCATCAAACCATGTCGAGCCAAGCGCCACGCTAAACCACCACGTTCAATCCGGTGTCAACATCGGTGCCGTCGTCAACCGTCCAAAGCTCATCCAGCACAAAGGTCGAAATACTCCTGCATTGGATCGTCGCTGTGCCATTCGTCTCGTCGTACTGCACGTCGTCGACCAGTCCGACGTAGTACAGTATCTCGGACCACGACCCGCTCAGGAGCCGCACGCGCACCCGATGCGCTACGCGGCATTCGATGGGGTCGGCCTGATAGCTGCCGGACGTGTTGTACCAGACATTCGTCGACGAATATGAACTCAGGTATCCATCGCCGTTGTCGACCGTAAATCGGTACATCCCAGACCTAAGCCGGCCTGGCTCAGCCATCGATACGTTGTACCCCTCGACCGTGTACTGACCGGCGTCCGTGACCCTGTACGGGCCGCCCGTGTCGCTGTGCAACCTGACGGCCGCAAACGTCGAGCTGCCGGACGCCTGCGGAACCGAGACCGTCCAGTCCTGCTCGACCGGCTGGCCAGCGGCGATAGCAGCGATCTCGTCTGCTGACAAGCGAGCCATCAGTACGTCTCCGCCGTTGTGATGTCGCCGTAGTTGCTGTCGTACTCGAACTCCTCGAGGACGAGCTGGCCGATCCAGTGAGCGCCGTCAACGCCATTGCGTGGCGTCGATGGTATCTGTGCGATTCGGTACTTACGTCCGCGCGCCTGCACGGACACAAGGTTGGCGACCTGGTCTGCTAGCGCGGCGTGGTGTTCTGCGACCTCGGCCGCCGTCCATACGTCATGGTCAATGCGCGCTGACGACAGCCAGAGCGGGAGTCCACCGCCTGCCGAGCCGCCGAAATAGAGCGTGCCGACGCTATCGGCGAAATCGCCTTCATGTTCGGTGGTGTCCGACGTGTCGATCAACTCGCCGTTGCAATAGATGTTGTAATCGCTCTCGCTGCCCCACGTCGCGGCGATGGTGTTGATCTTACCCGGCACCAGGGTAACCTCGCCGCCAATCGAGAACGACGCGGTGCGGTGGAGGTACGCGCCTAGCGTACTCGCCCCCATCACCAGGCTGAGTCGACCTGGATTGCCGCCGCTGTTCTCGATCAGATGTGTCGATGCACCCTGCGGATAATCCGCGTCGTGTACGTCGTTCGGCACGTAGAACGCGGCAATCATGCTACCGGCTACAGGGAATCTGAACGACGAGCTGGTCGTTGCCAGCGTGTCCGCGCTGACGGCCGTGTCGTACTCAGACCATTCGGGTTCTGCGTGTCCTTGGCCGAATACAACAGCGGTCGGGCCGATCAAGAAATTGTCGTCGTATGCCTGCGCGCTGGTGCCGAGCCAGATAGTGATGATGGGTATCCCTGACGACCAGTCGCCCGAATAGTACGAGCATGATATCTTCGTCCACTCACTCAAGTCATAATCGGACAGCAATACGCTGTTCTGACTGCCGCCGACCTGGCCGACGTACAGCGCGGCGCTCGGGTTGACACGGCCCTTGATCCAGATAGAGACCGAAATCTCTCCAGCGCCGGTCAGCGTCCCGTCGCCGTTGTACTCCGGATCGCTGCTGTCGAATTGCTGGCCGGCGTCTAGTTGCCTGTTACGGCCAGCCGCGTTGGCAGTCTTTACTCGCAGCGCGTCGCGGCAATCCGCGTGCCCGAACACGTAGGCTCCGGTGGCCTCAATCCCCAACGTGATGTCGGCGGAATGAGTCCCACCTTTGACCCAGCCGGCATCGCCGACGCCGTTGCCTTCGGTGGCCGAAACCGGGTGGCCGGGACTGTGCCGGTTCGTCTTGGCCTTCTCGACAACTTGGCAGGCTCCGTACCGCGTAGGCATGATCTTGCGCGTATTCGAGCCAGTCCACGCGCCTCGCATCGCCTGCAACTCGCGATCCCAGACGTAGGACTCAGTGGGATCGCTGGAAGACGTTAAGTTCCAGCGCCCAGTCAAGTCCTCGAAGGTCGTCGCGCCGTCTGCTAAGGTCGTGCCGTCGCCCTCGATAGCACGGACGGCGATCTCAGTGTGCCGGCCAAAACCTGGGCAGAACCAGACTAACGCGCGGTCGCGCTGCCATTGTTCGAGCTTGCTCCGTATCGCGTTGCTGATGTAGTCGACGGCGACGGTGATGACGTGACGCGAACGCCTCGCAGACGTCCCAACGCCGCCCATTATGTACTCGTACCTGACGTCATTGTCCTGCCATACAGGGGCCGCAAGCATCGCGCAAGGTTCGTTCTGCGGCGTCACCAACTCGACGTCGTCATACTTCGCCGCAGACGAGCCTGGAGAGCCGTAGTCCAGTCCCTCGGCCGCCTCGATTGTCTCGGCACGAACGATATTGATACGCGCGCCGCTCATCAGATAAACGCCTTTCCATAGGCCGATCCGGCCATGTAATTGTATTCGCCAACCTTCTCGAGGACGGCCGATCCAGGCATCGACTTTGTCGCTCCGGACACTGAACTCTTACCGAACACAGAAGCGAACGGTCCAGCGACCGGCAGGCCGAGCGCCGCGAAAATCCCAGCCGACAGGAACGAGCCAGCGAGATTCGACAGGGTGCTTACGAAGATGTCACGGATAGCCTCAGCCGCGTTGCCGGCGTCCATGATGGCCGTCGCGAACGCCGACGACATTGCAGACTGGAACGTGGCCGCCGCAGAGACGGCCGCCTCGCTGAAATCCTCCATTTCTTTCATGCCGCGCATGAGGTCGAAGTCCACTTCGCCGAACATGAGGCCCAGGTCTTCTGGCGACATGGCCTCGAGGCCGTCCATCGGCATCGGTGGCATCCAGTGAGGATTAGGCGCGTAGGTGCCTGGGTTGTACGGCCCGGTCGGTACGGTGGCGGTCGGCGGCGACATGCCGAATACACCTCCACCGGTGCCGTAACTGTTCGCCCACTGCTCGAGGTCTGTCACCTGACGGCCGGCTTGCGGCCTGGCGGTTGCTGCCCGCCCGTATGCACCGACAATGCCGGGCATGGAGGCCAACGCATTGTTGATGCCAGCGGCCGCGTCCCGGCCATTGCCGAGCACTGTCGCTAGCGTATTGATCGCCTGCGTGAACGGAGCGAGAAACGGCTCGGCTAGCGCCTCTTTGAGCCTGTCTGTTGCGTTCGCCAGGTTCGACTGTGCGTTGGCAAAGCTTTCGCTCCCGGACGCAAAAGACGCAGACATAGCGCCACCGAACCGCTCGAACTCTTTGCGCGTTTCGGCCAGGCCTCCCTTGAGCGTCTGGATGACCGACACTCCCTCGGAGTCGAACAGCTTAAACGCCAGACGCACGCGGTCACTCTGTCTTGTTACGTCCTGCAGCGCTCTGGCGATCTCGTAAAACTGTTTATCGGGCGACATCGAAGTAATAGCGGCAGCGTCTATCCCGAGCTCGCGGATGGCGTCTCGGGCCTCACCGAGCCCCTGCGCCGCCTCCGCCACGCGGCGCGTCATGCGCTGCATCGCGATACCCATCGTGCGGACGGACACGTTACCACGCTTGGCGATGTAGTCGAGTTCGCTCAGGCCCTCAACCGTTAAGCCTAGCCGGTATGCGAACTTAGCAGCAGCATCACCTGCCGCCGCCTGTTGGGCCGTGAAGTCATAAACGGCCTTGGTCGCGGTCACCAGCGCAGTCCCGACAGCAGCAGCACCAGCGGCCAACTTGAGCGCCTTCGCGTCGGCAACGCCGAGGCTCGATGCGAGGGAGTCGAACGCACCCTTCGTCTCGTCTTTGCCCTTCAGGACGATCTCGACTAGCCGCCTGGTGGCCATTACTTCGCGCTCGCTTTCATGCGTACTGCTACGTCGAACGACAATGAAGCGTGGCCGCCTGCGACAAGGTCGCTAGGCCGGCAGTGATACGTCTGGGCGATCCCGTCAAGTACCTTGCACACTGTCATTCCATCTCGGCCGCCGACGATTCGGGAAAATTTGCGGCCTCCTCCACCGTCGACCCGAGGATCTGCTCGTACAGCGTGTACGCCAGGTCGCCGAGCGTCCGCATGGTGACGACACCACGACCCTCGTCGTCCGCGTCTCCGATCACCGGGTCGATCATCGCTACTCGTAGCACCCTCTCGACGACCTGCTGCCGGTCGCCGAGCTGTGCCGCATCGACTTCTACTCGCGTCTTGTTGCCGCCATCGCCGACCAGGCTGAATGCGTTGGCTCCGAAAGCCTCGATGGCAAGTGAGGCCGACCAGCGGTGACACACAAACTCAATACCGTCGATGTCATGCACTCGGCGATTCCGCTCGAATATCTTGTGGATCGTATCGCTCATGCCTCTCCTAAGCAGTCGTAACGGTCAAGGTAGTCGCGCTGAACGTGATCTCGAGGGTGCCCAGGCCGCGCTCGAGCGTAGGCAGCGAGCCCATAACCTTGGCGTTTGTCATCGCGAACGCTCCGCTATCCATGGTCAGAGCGATATTGCCCGTCAGGTTGTCCTCGATCAGGTCGTCGAGGTAGTCGACCGAATCGTCGTCCATGTCCAAAGTGAAGGTGGCCTCGATGGTCGGGCGGCCATAGATGACCGGCTGCGGCAGAGCGGACGTGCCGATGCGCTGCCGGTCCATGCCGGTGACCTGGCGCGTATACTTGAACGATGCGCCAACGCAGTTGCTAATGCTCGTGCTGGCGATCGAGAGCGTCGACAGGTTGGCCGGCGTAGCAATCTCAGAGGCCGGCGGGATGCTCGGCGTCCTGGCGCTGCCGGTATACTTCGTCGCGGCCCGGCCGATCATGTCGAACGAGAGATAACTGAAATCGGAGTTCGAGAACTCCCAGGTCATCGACTGGATGACGCCGCCGACAACGTCGTGCTCAACGCCATTGTAATCGTAGAACAGCGAGAGCGAGTCGTTTTCGGGCGTGCCGCCGAAAGTCCACGTACTCGTCGCAAGACTGCCCATGTTGCCGTAGATGATACCCAGGTCGTCCTGCTCGTCGCTCAACGCCAGCCGGACATTACCGGTCCAGTGGGACGACAGACGATAACCGTTCGACGCGGCGTTGCTGCCTAGCACGGGCGGTATCTGGCGGTTCTCGTTGAACGTCGGTGTGACCGAAACTCCGTGCTGATAGACAAGGGAGGTGCCGGCCGTCCCGTAAGCCACGGTCTCGGCGGCCAAGGCGACGAATCCTAGTGAGCGATCATACATTGCCGTTACCTACCAGGTCGGGCCGGCGGCGTACGCGAACACCGCAGGCTGTGAAAAGAGAACCATACCGTCAAAGCTCAAACTGCCCTCGTCGGTCGTGCAAGCGTCCAGTCCCCGGAACCACGCTCCGGTGTCGTCGTGGTAGTCTTCGTGGGAGGCATAGAGTGCGTTGCGGACGTCCTGTAGCGCGTTGTTTGCCGTCGTCATGACCGTGCCGCGAGTCGTGTTGCGGACAAGGATGTTGATCACAAGCTCGAGTACGACCGGGCCGCCGCCCGACAGCGTGAATCTCTCGTTGTCTGGAGTCTCCTCGCCGTACTCGACCCAGATCGCAACCTCCGAGTCAGCGCTGAACGATTCGGCCATGTCCGCGTAGATCACCGGCGTCGTGTCGTAGCTGTCTCCCGCTGCGATGGCTTCGATCCTCGCCTTGACTTCGTCGTATACTTTCTGCCGCGCACTATTTGCCACCGGCCACGCTCCTGACTATCTCGTCTGCCATGATCTTTTCGACGGCCGGCGCGGAAATCTTCTGCAAACGCGGCATATGCTTGCGGGCGCGGATGCCTGGGTGCATCACGAGGCCGCTGTATCGCCGCTTGCCGCCGGCCATGAAGGACAGAGCCTTGGCCTTTGCTGGCCTGATCTCGTGCGGCCTGGTCCCTTCCTCGATCCACATGGCGTGCTTCAGGTTAGACCCGTAACGTGCAGTAAGAGAGCGGTAGTGGATCTCCCTCGAATACGACTTTTTCAGCGTACCGGTGCGCGTGCGGATGAACGGGAGAAGCTCATCAGTAAATCCTATACGGCTGCCAAGCGCCCTGCACCGACTCTGGCAGGCTGCCGGTCTCGTAACTCGTACTCATGCCCTCGAAACTCACGGACTGGACACCTGCGCGGCCCTCGGCGCGCTCACGCATCACGCGGATCAACTCGGCAGCACCGGACTTGACGTCGGCAGGGATCGCGCTAGCGGCCCAGCCGCCGGTATACTCAGTGACGAGCTGGTAAGCCCACTCCGTGCCTGACGTCGCGTAGCTGGACAGCGTCAGGCGGCCAGACTCAGAGTTGTGCCAATAGTCGCTAGACGTCAGCGTCTCTTCCTCGACGCCCTCGCAGTAGACTTTGACGGAGGTAATGCTGGTGACGGGCGCTGCGCGAAGCCAGATCACGGGTGCCTGGATCGGCGGGAGCTTGTCATACTGCGTGACAGAGCCGCTAGTGATCCGCGACCGGCCTGTGAACGAGAGGAACCTAGCCGACGCGGCGTTGATGTACCACGCCAGCTTATCCTCGTCAGTTAGGTTTGTCAGGACGTCGGCGGCGTCTTGGATTGCCATGATCGGATCGCTTGCCAGGCTAACGGCCACAGCGCACCTCCCGCGCGAAAACGACGTAGCCGCAGTCGTCGACGTCGACATCCAGCTCATGCAGCGGGACCAGGTATGCCGCGATACAGCAGTCCTCGACGTTGTCGAAGTCGACACCAAGCCAGCTTGCGATCACGTCGATTTCCTCCCCGCTGATGTGCCCGAGCTGCGTCACGTCTAGCCGTCCTTCGCTTGACGGCCGCGAACCTTGCGGACGGGAGCTTTGCGAATCTCCTTGGTCGTCTTCTGCGGATCAGCCTCGACCGGCGCGATGACTCCGGCCTTGGTCAGGTGATCGACCTCATCCGGCGAAAGCTCACTAGCCTCGAGCACGACGCCAATGGTGGTAACCGTCCGGCCACTCTTGAGCTTGAACCAGCAGGAACAGATGGTCTTGTACTGCATATCTACCTCGTATGGTGGGCGAGCCGTAGCCCGCCCACCCGTTGACGGACGCTACGATAGAGCCGTAACGACGGCCATGTGGTGCATGTCCGTGTTACCCAGACCCCAGTCAGCATGAGTCGAGGCCATCAGCCACGTCTCGTTCGCGGTCCAGCCTAGCGACTCGTTGAACGAGATACGGAAGTTGCCAGACCAGCCGACGGTGATCTTGCCGAGCGGCGACATGATCATGCGGTTAGTGGTCGAAATGCAGAACGGCGAGGTGATGAAACGGTAGCCGAACAGGTTGCCTGGCGTGCCGGTTTCAGGGTTACCCCACGTGTACTCTGCCTGCGCCGCGCTCTTCATCTGGAACGCGACCGCGTCGGTGGTGATGATGAAGTTCTCGGCCGTGTCGCCGCTGCCCTCATGGTCAGCCAGACACTCGCCGACGAACGTAGCCGCGTTGGCCAAGGTCGCCGTGGCCAGAGCGCTCTGGCTGTTGACGCCGGTGGCATTCAGGATGCCGTCGTGCGGATAGGCACTGGCCGAGTCATCGCCAACGATGATGCCCTGCTCGATCTTGCGGACGAGCTGACCCATCAACTGCATGGCAATGTTGTCGGGGATGGAGATACCAGGCGCGGTCATCGCCTCGTTGGCGACCTTGGCATAACCGGCCAGCCACGCCGAGCGCAGCGTGTCGTTGCCCCAGACGATCGCCGGGTCGATCTCGTCGCCGGCGGTGCCTTGCGTGGTCTCAAAGCCCACCGACGCCAGGGTACTCTCCCACGGATACTTGATGTTGACGCCGTCAGGCACGGTGACCTTGTTGACGTTCGGCCAGATCTGACCGTGACGCAGGGTCAGCTTGGTCACCGCGTCGCCGACCAGGGTCGGGACCAGGTAACCGCCGGACGCATCCACGTCGACCGCGTAGTCGTCCGCCGCCTTCTGGAGCCAGGTCGGCACACGCAGGCCCTTCTGCACGTGGTAGACCGCCTTGACGAAGTTTGAAAACTCGAGACGCCAGTCGTCAGCGCCGCTCTTTCCGTACAGGTCGCGGAGGCTGGCCTTGTGGTTCGCAAGTTGGTCGAGGGCGGCGGTCAGGTCGGCCTTGACCTCTCCGTGCTCGCTGCGAAGCTTCTCGAGCTCGGCCTTAGCCTCGCTGTAGTCGCTCAACGTCGCTTTGACCTCGCCCAAGTCGCCGGCGACGGCCTTCACCTCGTTGGCAAGATCGCTCATCTTGAAATCTTCCATAGTATTAGCCCTCCATGGCTAGTAGCTGCTTGTTTCCTGTACTTCCATCAGCTCACCGATGCGTACCTAGACGGCCGCCCTGGCTCGCTTCAGTTCCATGTATGCCTCATGCGCTGCGCGCATATGAGCCTCGTCGCCAGTCCGGCTGGCGCGCATGATGGCTCCCTCGACCTCTCGAAGCCGCTGCTCGTATCCGTCGAGGATCGCCTTGACCTCGGCGGCGCGATCGGCCCAGTCACCGTAGGCCTTCGCCACCGTCGCAGTGCCAGGATTCATGCCCTGATTTACAGCGCTGACTTCGTCGAGGACTTGCTCGAAGAACGTATACCCGCCGTGGTCGTTCTCGGTGTACTTCACAGGGCGGAAACCGACCGACCACTCGGTCAGGAAACCATCGCGATACTTGCGCTCGATTTCGGAAGCGAATTGGTCTTTTTTATCGAACTCCACGTCGAGCAACAAGCGTCCGTTCTCAACTCTGGCCCGTGCCTTGGCTAGGTTCGGGCGCATCGGATCGTGCATCCAGTAAATGCGGCCGCGCCGGTTGAAGTCGTCTAGCACCCATCCCATGCCAGCCTCGTTTGCGCCCTGAACGATGACGTCTCCTGCCAGATCAACCTGCTCGGTAGACACGATCGCGACAATGGGCTTGTCCGCATCCGACTTGACCAATTCGCCAGTGAATACTTTGCGCTGGATTTCCATGGTGTTCAGTCCTTCACGACCGGGATTGTCTCGCAGCGGCAATTGATGACCTCGTCGGCCGGGCCGTTTGGGTCTTGCGGGTACAACAGGCCGTTGCTGAACCGCTCATAGCCAACGCGCCGGACCTCTTCGTTGGCGCTTATATGGCTCTCTCGCGTCGCCTCGTCGATGGACGCGAGCCATTCGTGATGATCGAATCCCTGCTGATACATCTCGTCGACGCGACCCATGTTGTACATCGTGCCGATCTCTGTCCGAGCGATGGTCGCGGCGTGGCCTCGAGACCAGCCAGCCCATACGTCGCCGAGACGCGATGTAACCCAGCCGACCGACTCGCCTGATTCGCCGGCAGTCGCGACCAGGTCACGCACGGCATCGTTCACCTGGTCGATAAGTGCGGTCGCGATGTTCTCGCGGATATATGAGCCGCGCCTCGACATGACGGCGTCTGCGTCGGTGATGCCGGACAGCAGTTTGACGCGGTCGTGCCAAGGCATGGCCTTGCCGTCGACGATCTCTTGGATCGAGGCACGGCCGATCTTCAGCGCCTCGAGGTGGCCAGGCTCGGTAGCCTTGACCAGGTCGTCGGCAAACTGTGATTGCTTCTCGTACAGCGCGCGCGCGATCTCGTTGGCCGCTCGCTCTGTGATCCCGTACTCACCCAGGACGTCCCTGGCGATCGCCACCGTGAATTCCCTGTACTCTCCGGCTAATCTCTTGTAGCTGTTCCACGTAGAACGCTCGATGTTCGCCCGCCTACGTTCACGCGCGAATCTGAATACTGGGTCGGCTGCACGCTTGCGGATGATTTCGTTGCTCAGGCCGCGATGCTTGTGTATCGACTTGGCAGGCTCTGTCTGGCCGTCTTCAGCGGCCGCAGTTGGCACCCTCAGGTAGCCGAGAGCGTCGGCCTCGGACACTGCCTCATCGCTGAATCCTAGCGAATACCGTTCATTGACGGCACCGAAGCTAGCACCCATATCGTAGGCCACGCGAGCAACGGAGATCTTTTCTTGCTCGTCTTCCTGAAGCGCCTGGACCTGTGACAGATCAAACCGGACATAGCATCGATGGCCGTTGTCCGTCACAAAATAGCGGTCCCATGCGTCCTCGAGCGACCGGATTAGCGGCGTGATCGTCTGCTGCCAATACATCTTGACGGCCTCGGGAGCCGACTTGTATTGAGCAGCGTCATCGTCTCCGATCATCACCGGAGCCATCCCGTAGACCGCGCAGATATCGTCTTTCGCGTTATTCAGCCAGGCGAGGGTATCAATGTCTTCCTTGGTCAGGTCCGGGTTCTCCAGCTTCAGGCCGTTATCAAAAATCATGTCGTTTGTAGCCTTGCCGCTACCAGGCCGACGACGCGCGAGATTCTGAAGTAGCTGGTCGTACTGCTCGTCCTGGAGGCTGATGTCAGTAGAGAGGACCAGACCGCGCTCGCCGCCTCGCCGGATCATGTCGGCAATCAGCGTGCGTCCATAGACGTCAATATCCAGCGACCTCGCGGCGGCCCGTAGCGGCGAAACACCTCGATACGGGTTGCTCGGATTGTCCTGACCAGACCAGATGATTTCATCTGCGTCGTATGTTTCCACCCGGCCCTCGCCGAGCTTCCTGGTCCATCGGTAAACGCCCTTGTCATTGACCAGCTCGACCCAGTCGCGCGGGTCGTTCAGCGGCATTATCGAGCGCGGCCGACGGCCGGCTAAGTCGACGTGCCAGATCATTTCGCCCCGCAGTTGGCGCATCATGACCGACCAGCCGATCATCCTGCGGGTCGTAAGCCCCTTCATGGGGCGCATGAAAACCTGCCGGACAGGATCGGAGTCGGCGACTTTGCTCTGATAGTCCCCCGGATCGCTAAGGAATAACAGCGGCACGCCAGCAACGTCTTTTGAGATACGGTCAATGCACGCATAGGCCGTAGCGCATGATTCGTATGCGTTTGTCAGCGGGTCGCTACCGAGCCTCGCGCCAACGTCGCCCTTGAACTGTCCAGACAGCCATGCCTGATTGATGCCATACGACTTTTTGCGGCCGAACAGCACCTTGCCTGCATCGCGGATTCTGCTGACCAGTGTCATGAGGCCACCATTATTTTGGGTTGCCGTCCGCGCATGTCATCGAGCCCGACCACCATATACCTCAGCGCGTCGGGGAAATGGTCGTCTACCTTCAGCGGCACCTCTTTAGGCTCGGTGCCGGCCTTGGCGTCAGGATAGCGGTACGAGTCGAGCTCGAGGATGAAGTCTGCTGGCACCTGATCTGCGGCGACACGCAACCTTCCGTTGATCAGTCGTGTCTCTACCTTCATGATGCCGTAGCGGATATAGCTACGATCGAGGTCGCCCTTGATCCGTGGCGCAGCGACGACCGGCAGCCCAGCGTTGCACAGTTCGCGGATAGTCTTGGGCTCGGCAGGGTCAGCGAACCAGCGGACCACCCGCCAGCGGTCCTGTAGGCCGCGTAGGATCGGGATCAAATCGCTGGTCGTAAGCCCGGACTCGTAGACGCCGTCCACTACGTCTAGCCGGTCGTCGCGATCTAGCGCGCCAACGCACGCCACCGTCGGATTTTTGAAGCCAAAGTCGATGCCGCCCCACGCTTCGCCGTAATGGCTAGCGTCCGCCCAGGTAAAGACGGCATCGCACTCTGGCGTAAAGGTCTTGTAGACCTTTCCGGCAAACGAAATAAACTCCGCCAGGTATTCCTGGCGGAATACCCAATCGGGAAGCAACTCCCTCGCCGCGTCGATCTCGTCTTTGTCCAGGTACGGATTGTCGTAACTGGTTGCCTGCCATGACGCCCAGTCGGGATGCTCGTCGTCCTGGCCTAGCTGGTAGAGCTTGTAGAAGTAATTACGGCCATCGGGCGAGCTGATAAACATGGCCGAGCCCTGCCGATCAGACAGCGCGGCGCGCAGGTCGTAGTTCCAAACTCGCTCGAGGTCGTACAGAAACGAGGCCTCATCGATGACGACCAGGTCCAGGCCCTCGCCACGCAGCGTAGCAGACTCGGCCGACAGGACGGCTAGCCATCCGCCACCGGGGAAATGGATCTCCTTGACGGACTCTGCGACCGTAACTCCCGGAATGGGAGACGCCATCTGGCGCAAGTATCTCCATCCGATCTTGGCCTCGCGCGAGGTAGGCCCGACCCACCAGGCCGCGCCACCTTGGGCAGCGCAGGCGAAGATCACCGCAACGGCTAGCGTCGTCTTCCCAAACCGGCGGCCGCAAGACACGACCTTGAAGCGGGCAGGATGGAGGCGAATCTCGTCCTGCAGCGGGTGCAGGCGCGGCATACGCAGATTCATCAGTTCGGACCACCCGCCGGTTGCCACTCGATTTCGATGACCGTACTGGTCTGCTCGATCTCTCGCTTCTCGACCAGCTCGCCGCGCGCCTTCATCCATAGCTCGTAGGCAGCGAGAGCATCGCGCCTGGCCGAGTTCGCGCGTGCATCCTCGGCGATCTGCCAGATGGCGTTCAGCGCTTCTGCTTTACTTCCAACAGCTTGCACCTCGGCCTTGGCCTGGATGCGATTGACCTCCGCGGCAATCTTAGGATTATCTAGGAGCTGTGACCCTTGGGAGTTGGCAGTCCTCGGAGAGTAACCGGCGCGGATGGCGGCCTCGGCGAGGGTACACTTGCCCGTTGCCACCTCGGCCGCGAAGTATCGCTGTTGTGGTGTCAACCCTTTTGCCATAAGCTGTTTGGGCGACAGCTTGCTAGCGTATTGACGGTGCGTCATCCTTGACGCGCAAGTAATCCATTACTGCCGCCCGGAGTGGAACATACGCCTGGCCGCAGTGGAATTGTTCCTCTGTTTACGACTCCACATCAATTACTGGCGGTGTGAAGCGCAGCTCGAGGGGGAGGTACGCGACCAGGTGGGCGACAATGCGGCAACTGTTGCTCTTCCCGCGAATGAAGTCCTTGACGCTGTGGTGCGAGAGCTTGCACATAACGGCAACGTCTGCGTGTCCGATGCCCTCGGCCTGCTCGTATCGCAGGACGGCAGCTCTGACCGTCTCGTAGTCCTTTTGATCTAGGCAATGTCGCAGCATCCCGAACCCTCCATGGTTACTCATTGAGCGGTCGCTTTTCACGATTCGCCTCGTCCATTCAATGATTCCTTTCGTCAGCGAAGTGCCCCAAAAGGAATACCAGGACGAGAACCGTCAGCAGTCCGAATATCCAAGCCACGGTGCTATCCATGCTCCACTACCCTCACAGTATGGCCGTTGTCCCTACGCTCCATCAGGTCCGCGTAGGCGTCGTCCCAGGTCTTCCACCGGCTGACCTCTCGCCACGGCTGGAACAGGTCGCCGGTGCGTGATTCGACGGCGTAGCCGTAAGCAGTTGTGGACCTCGGGCGGCCACTTCCGCGTTCACCGATCACTCACCGTCCTGGCATATGAAATCCAGCGCCTTACCGATGCCGCGCCAGTCGAGGCTGCCGCCCCCAGGTGTCGCACCTGGACAGCATTGACTAGCCTCGATTGCAGATCGACACGCGATGCCGCACACCTCGCACCGGTGGGCGTCGTTGGGCGTGCCATCGTCCAACAGTCGACCATCGTCTATGGCGTCGTCCACGGCCTCCGCGAACGTCAACGTCATGGACTCCTCGCCCCACCACCGCATGACGACGCGGAACCCATCAGACGCCTTTATGCGGTCGACATTGATGGCGCGCTCGTAACAATTTCTGCACGCCATGCCGCCACCGTTGACGTGCGTCAGCAGCTCGGCGTAAACCTCCACGCCGCATACCGAGCACGCGCTTCTTTTTTTCGGATGTTTGCTTTTCGGTCGCCTGATCTTCGGGCCGGCTCCCGTGTCCGCCTCGACCTGGTCCAGCCACCGCTGGTGCGCCGCAATCAATTCACGAAGACTTGGCATTTAGCTTGTTCCTCAGCTTGGTGTTTTCGGATAGCAGGCCGGCCACGACCCGCCGCCAGTGCATCGTTTCTTCCTCGTAACGGGATGCGCGTTCTTTGATTATGTTGATTTCGCGCTCGGCTTTGTCGAGCTGGTCGAGCATGGCCTTGATATGGTCGTTGGCTTTCATGCCGCCTCCCGGATCTCGACGACCAGGCGGCCAGCCGGCAGCGGTTCCTCGCGCACGATCCGCAGCTCGTCGATGAGCCCGTCGTCCTCGATGGCGCCAGCGTGCTCGAGGGCGTCCAAGGTCGCCTTGAGCACGTTGTCCAAATCGCGCTTGCGGCGGTCTGGCGGCCAGACGTGGATCTCTACGGAGCAGCGCCCGGCGACGGTCGGCGACCCGAGCAGTGCGAGCTGGACGTCGGACCTGTACTGTCGCCCTTCGCGGCTGATGAGCATCCGGCCCTGGTAGGTGCGGTAGTACCTGTTGACGCTGGGCGGGTATGGCAGCACGTGGCGTATCACAGCGCCGCCATCCTCAGCCCAGGCTGACCCTTGATTCGGTCATAGGCTCCGCACGCCCTAGCTATCGATACCATCGCCTGGTCCATCTCCTCGCTGCTGATCTCTCCTCGTAGGTACTGGCTGACCATCGGCGAGATAGCCTTTCCAAAGTCGCGGTCGACCAGGTCTAGGTCCGGCTCTACCAGCGCGGGTTTCTTGGTGGCCTGCTTGTTGACCTCGTCGAGTACCGCGCGAGGGGACGGCCACGACCTCGAGTCCTCTCGGGCGAATAGTGAGGTGAACGCCCGGTCGATCTTCTCGGCGTCCGTGCCCTGGAATGCGTACGCGTACTGGTCGATGGCCTCGGCTGTCAGCTCGATCATCCTGGCGCGCTGTGCCTTGCGGATGGCCATCAGGATCAGGTCGTCATTGGTTGCTTCCACTGTGCATCCTTTGCATCACGGCGGCGAACGCCTCGTCGGTGCTCTGAAGCTTCTGGTCGAGGAATGTCTTTGGAGATCGCTTTGAAGCGATGATGTCAGCGTATCGTTCGATGACGACGCTGGCTGACCGCTTGGTCCACGTTTTGTGTGCCGTCTCGGCTAGCAGGTCGCCGGGAGGCACGCCGGTCACCTCACCCAGGCGAGCGAGTTCTTCCAACTGCTTTTCCGTGGCGTCCTGGACGCAGGTGAGGCTGGCCGCTTCTGGAGGTAGACCGGCTGATATTCCAACTCTCGGAACGGCTGGGTCAAATGGCACAACCTCGGCTTGCGCGCGCGCGTCAACAACATCTCTTACTCCAGAAGGCCCAGAAGGCCCAGAAGGCCCAGACGGGAAAGTCTCACCCTCGGCAGACCTAGGTTCGCCCTGGGTTTGCCTAGGGCTCGCCTTGGGTTCGCCTAGGGTTTGCCCAGGGTTAGCCCTAGGCGCGCCTGTTTCACTTAGAGCCGGCGGGATCTCGCTTGGGCGCTCCCTTGGGTGGACCTTCTGATGCTTTGAAAAGTTGGTGATTTGGAGATATCGGACTCCGTCGACCTCGTATCGGATCACGAAACCGTGATCTGCGAGGGCGGCCACGATGTCCTCAGCCTGGCCTGAGTCGATGTCGAGCATGTTGGCTTTGAGCCGTATGCGCTTCGGCCGGTCCTCCAGGCGGCCCTCTCGGTCGGCCTGGCACCACATGGCCATGAACAGCAGCCGCGCGAACGACCCCAGCTCGACCAAGTCCTCGTTGTCCCAGTATCCCGGCCCTATGTCGCGCCGGTGTAAAGATGATCTGGCCATCCCTGGCCTTCCCTTCGCTGCCCTTACTGGTTGCTAGTTTCTACGTGCCTGCCGCGTATTCGCGCTACCGTGCGATTAGCTATAGCCATCGCCCCAGCCATTGCCATTGCCAAAGCCATCGCCACAGCCATTGTCATAGCCACTGCCATTGCCAAAGCCACAGCCAGTGCCATGGCCATCGCCAGATCCATAGCTATTGCCATGGCCATCGACCCAGCCATAGCCATAGCTGTAGTCACAGTAGCTCTTGTCTTCCGCTACCATTGCCCGGACTCACAATCGCCATGGCCACAGCCATCGCCATCGCCACAGCCACAGCCATAGTCATCGCCCCAGCTATCGCCCCAGCCATCGCCATTGCTGTCGCCTACCATTGCTCGGGCTCACAGTCGATCACGAAGATCAGCGACTTCTTACTGACCCAGGTGTCACGGTTGAGGGGGTCCAGAACGGTATCGGGACGAGGACCATTGGCAGCCAGCTCGCCCAAGCCGCGCTCAGTCCCCCAGCGGCGGATCACCTTGCCGTCCTTAACGGTGATCATGTCGTCGTCGTCACTGATCTCGTAGTGTCCGTAGATAACATTGCCATGCTCGATGACGAGAATGCCCCAGCCGTTGCGAATGGTCTTGATGTTCATGATTCTGCTCCTTGCTCTTGGTTTCGGTCCTGGAATACAGCCATGCACGTCAGCCATGGCTTGCGATGTACTTCTGCGTGTCGAACAGCAGCCCGTCAGGCCGCTCCGGCTCCGGCGATCCCATGTCGTCCCGGTCCAGAGCGGCCGTCAGGCTGTAGCTGGCGATCCTGCAAATCTCGCCGTATCGGTTGCGCACCTCGACCTGGTCTGCCTCGATCTCATGACCGTCGGCCCGAAGGTCGTGAATACGTGCGGCCAGGCGACGGATGCCGAGCTGGCGGTCTGCCTGGTCCTGCGTGATGGTCCCGTGTTGTCTCAGGTACTGAAGGACGCGTTCAGACTGCGTCATCGCGGCAGCCTCCCGATCAGCCAGGAGATGGCGCGCATCAGTCCCAGGAACCCGGCCATGGCGATCATGCAGGCCCCAGCGAACACGCACCAGAAAGCGGCAGCCTCTAGGCCGCTCCAGGCGCTCACAACTCGACCTTCCCGCCAGTGACCAGGTTGAAGAACAACTTGAAGATAATGATCCAAAAACCTGCGCTGAAAAGACTTGCGACAATGTAGGTTGCCGTGATTGTGATTGTGTCGGGGATGTGTTTGATCAGCGGTGCCTGTTGGTACTTCATGTCGGCTCCATCTGTTAGCCGGGCGGCAGCCCTTGTGTCGCGGCGTGATTGCCACACCGCCGCCCGGCACGACCTCTACCACTCGTAGTTGATGTCGAACCGCGTCCTGTCGGTCGCGTCCGTGTAGCGCCTGTGCGACCCGTAGGCGCGCGCAGCGTCGAGACGGTCCATTGCCCGCACCTCGGCCCATGTCCGCTCGAGGCGGCGCTCCGCGCGCGTCATGAGTTTCCGACGGCGACGGTCTCGCCAGTACGACGGCGATGCGCTGGCAGGATGGCGGGATTCGCGCACGACCTTGCTGGTGTCCTGCCGGTAGATGTATTTGGCACCGGCAATGCGCCTGTAGTTTTCGTGGTTGGTATGAGTTATCCACTCGTAGTCGGCCGGGCGGCAGACTTGCAGCATCCTAGCGGTCGCCTTCTGCGTGAGCTTGATGGCCAGCAGCTTGCCGACGTCCGTCGATGTGTCGACCAGGTCGGCGCGGCAGATGAGGTCGTGAGCGATCTCGTCGCCGAGATAGGCCGTCCACATGAGGTTGTTACTCATCTTCGGCGACCTCCCGCAGTTGCTCGTCGGTCAGGCCGACGCGGCCGCCAGTGATCTCGATGTAGTAGTCGAGATCGCGGAGGTCTGGCGTCTTGCCATCGTTGCCCGTGATGTCGCGGTACATGATGACGACTTGCTTGATGCGTCCCATCACGCCACCTCCTGATCTTGAGCGGAGCCGGGCGTCCCACCGGTGCTGCTGGGGGGAGCGCCAGCCCCAGAGTCCGCGCCCGGCTCCTCGAGAAGTTCTTCCTGGCGAGAGCGGAACCAGCCAGTCAGGTCGTCAAGCCAGCCGTCGCGCTGGGCGTCGGTCTTCCAGCGGGCGCACATATCGCGCAGCTCGTCGACGTCCTGTGCGTTTGCCAGCTCGGCCCGGCACTCTTCGATCGGGTCGATGCCGCTGTTGAGCCAGTTGGCTAGGAGTTTTCCCGTGGCCACGCTCGGGACGTGCGGCTTGCCATCGAAAAGCTGCGTGCGGTCCTTCCCGGCGACGGCGACGTGGCTGTCAACGGATAAGTCCAGGACGACCGTGAACTCGTACTCGGTGCCTTCGCGCTGCTCGGGCTTCATGCCGACCTTGACCGGCTTCTTCCGCCCCTTACCGTCGTCCTCAAGGTCGTATGCAGTCTTAGTGCGCATCGTGCAGATGACGTGCATTGGTGATCCGATGATGGCATCGATTAGATCGTTGTGGGCAGGCGTTACGTCGCGCCAAGCGGTGTACGAGTTCTTCGACCGGCTGGCCTTAGTCGCGTTGTCGTGCATGTCGAGGATGCCGCCGACGCCAGACCATGCGTGGCTCAGACTGTCGATGATCACGACCTCGACCCCGGCCTGCTCGGCGGCTGCGAGGTATCCGAGATAGCGGTCCGGCGAGTACGGTGGTTCCAGCGGCGCGACGAGATACTTGCCGACCTTGTCGGTCATTCCGGGGATGGTGGTGCCAGTGTACAGGTCTGCCGATCCGCGCTCGGTGTCGATCACGGCGACTTTCGACCAGTCTCCGGTGATACCGTAGGCGATCAGTAGTGACGAGAGCGTTTTGCCCGATCCGCTCGGGCCGTCGATGGCCAGTCGCAGCTTTGCCTTGCGACGTTCGGCCTTGCGAAATACTGTCATTTGTTGGCCTCCGTTGCCCGCGTGGGTAGCGGTGTCTTGGGGCGCTGGTCCCGGCTGGATACTGAGTCCAGCGCCCCGCTTTGGTATGAGGCGTGCCACCGGCGAGTAGCTTACCTCCCTATCGCCGCCGACCTAATTGCCGGCGGTCGATTCGTTCACGGCTCCATCCACGTCGCGCCCGGCCGACTGCCGGGTCTGGCTCTCGATCCATTCTGAGAGCGCTGTCGCGGTGTACAGGACGGTGCCGCCAGCCTTGACGTGATCCGGCCCGTACCGACGCCATCGCCAGTTACGGAGCGTGACGAGCTCGACGCGCAGAACGTCTGCCGCCTCGGCCTCGGTCATGAGCTTGGGTACGGTCGTCGTCGTGTCCACGGTGTCCTCCTGTTCGGTCCAACTGAATACAGTCTAGCTGAAGCCAACGGCTCCCGTCAACAGGTTTTTACTGGAAAACTCCAGAAAAAATTGGTATGGTTCCGATCCTGTCCAATCGAACCCAACGCTACCGAATGGAGATTGCCGTGACCCCTTCGACATGGGAGTCATGGACGACGCAATGGAGACGCCGTGTTAAGGATCGACTTTGGAGGGAGCGCAGAGACCACAGCGTCAATCAGGGGGAAGTAGCAAAGCGGCTAGGTATTCCCCCGTCGACATTTTCCTATCACCTCAAAGATGGCGAGCCGTTACCGTTGTCGACGGTCGAGGCGGTCGCCAGGCTTTGGCCCGACGAGTTCGCCGACGCTCCCGCCCAGGCGCGACGGATTCAACTTGGATTATCGGAGTTCTCAGGGGAGACGGAACAGATCGTGTCGCGGCTAGGCGTCATGCGCGCCCTGGTCGCTGAAATGCGCGTGATATCAGATGAATCGTCTCGCTGCGTTGAGCAGATGGAGGCGATCATCGCGGAAACCGAAGGGCTGACTAATGGGGGAGCATCAAACGATTCAGCAACGTCTGATTCTCATAGCCGAGAGCATGGCTAGAATCAGAGCGGCAACCCTGCGGGCGGAAAAGACTCTGGCGGATCTGTACGCTCAAACGATCCCGCGCGATAGCTGGCAGGCCGAGCCGGTCAAGAAGTTCGGGGTCAGCATAGCCGTCGGGAAGGACGGCCAGGTAATGCGCGTGATTGATGGGAAACATGACCCAAACCTGAACCAAGACGAAATTCGCGGTGAAGGGAGGTGACGTAAGTCGTTGAATATATTGGAGCTGGTGAGGAGACTCGAACTCCTGACCTGCTCATTACGAGTTCCATGGCCACGAATCGATTCTGCTACACAGAACGTCCGAAAGACTTGTATTGACCGCAGTTTACATACGTTCAGGTTGAACGAACCTGTTCTAACCTGTAGAATACAGGCGAAAAATCACTGCGCCACCTGAACCAAACCTGAACCACATGACACACCTGGACGCCAAGACAATCAAGCGACTCCAGAAGGCCGGCCGAAAGGCGCGGATGATGGACGACACGCGGACCGGCGAGCCAGGTCTCGGCGTTGACGTCCGGCCGACTGGCCGCGCTGTTTTCTTCTGGCGGCGCTGGGCGCACGGCAAGGCGCGGCGCATACCGATAGGCGAGTTCCCAGCTTGGTCAGTTGCCGCAGCTCGAGAGCGAGCCCACGAACTGAACCGCAAGCGTGCAAGCGATGACCTACCGCGCCAGGCGATACGCCTGTCGTCCTTCTGGGCGATCTACCAGGAGCGCCACCTGGCGACACTTTCGACGGCCACTCAGCGCGCGTATAACGACGCCTGGCTTACGCTGGCCCCGCTGCACCACATGCCGGCCGATCGCATCACACGGGCCGACGTTGCTTGTCTGCTGGCCGATCTACACAATTCGCCGGCATGGGCGAACAAGGTGCGCGCGTGCCTGTCTTCCGTGCTAGGACGGGCCGAGGACTGGGGATATATCGACGCAGCGCCAAGGTTGCCGCGACCGCACAAGATGCGCCGGCGAGACCGTTGGCTGACGCCGGCGGAATATCAGCGCCTACTCGCCGAGGTCGACAAACAGCCCGACCCGCTGCCAGACATGGTCAGGCTGCTACTGCTGACAGGATCGCGCAAGGCGGAGGTCTGCGCCATGAGGTGGGACCAGATCAACCTTGACGACGGCATATGGCGAAGGGTCCAAAAGGGAGGGTCGGTTGCACCAACAATGCTGGCCAGCGCCGCCGTCGATATCCTGCTGGCCCGGCGGCGAGCGCAGACCGGCGACAAGACGCGCCGATGGTCACCATGGGTATTCCCGTCAAGTCGCGGAGATGGGCATATCGTGTCGCCAGATAAGCCCTGGCGAGCGGCGCGTGAGGCGGCCGGAATGCCAGACGTCGTGTTGCACACATTGCGCCACACATTCGCAACTTGGCTTGAAAATGCCAACGTGGAACTTCGGGTAATCAGCGACCAGCTCGGCCACGCGGACACCGGTGTCACCGAGATATACACTCATCGGTCACTCGAAGCGCAGCGCGAGGCTGCCGAGATCGTGGCCAAGATCATGAAGGGAACAGGATAGTGAATAACCAAGTCAGGCCAGAGGATGTCGCGGCATTCTTTTCCATGATCCCGATCATCATCGCGATATGGACGTATCTATGCTCCGTGATCCTGACAACCGTCGTCGCAAATTCCAAGAAGCTAGAAGGGACCGCCTGGTTTCTCGCGTCTCTCGTCTGCGGTCCGCTAGCGTTGCTGGCCGTTATCGGTATGCCGAACAGGTCGAAGTTCAGCGAGTAGCGGCCCAAGCCCCGACGAGGATGCCCGCCGCCATGCCTAGCGGGATCGCGTAGGTCTCAAACATCGACGGCCGGCTGTCCTTCTCGGCAGCCAAAGCGTGCCGCATCCATTCGACACGTCTGGCAAGCGTGTCAGCCGTGACCTGGTGTACCACCGCCTGCCGCTGCTGATCCGCTCGCAGATCCTCAACAAGCCACGTCAGATCAAGGACTATCGATACCAGCGAGTCAGCGGGCAACTGCTGCAGCTCGTCGACGTCGCCTGGCCTCGTCGATGGCGGCATAGACTCGGTCGACAACGCTTGACTGGCGAAGACGAGCCAGATCGCGATCAATACGCATGATAGTTGCCTGCGCCTGTGCAATGTCCGCAGCGTTTGCACGTTCGATCGCCTCCCGTTCGGCGGCCTCTGCACGCTCGCGCTCGGCCTCTAGCGCGCGACGATGTTTGGTCTGTAGGCCAAGAAATGCAGCGATGATCAGACCGGCTGCGATTAGCCAGTATTTGATGCTGGTCACGACGGCTCGTCCCCGCCCTTGGCCCTTGCGAACTTGCCGGCGATGTTGCCTCCGACGAAAGCGAAGAACACGCCCAGGATGATGTCGCGGACGTTGTTCGGGATCTCAGGCGCGACCGGCGGGTTGCCGGACGTGTAGATGTAGATGTAACCATAGGCCGCAACGATAACGCCGATTCCAAAACCTAGCTTTCGCCATCCGATGATCTTCATTCTTCCCGCTCCTGTTCGAGTTCGCGCAATCGCCGGCGCATCGTGTCCACGTTAATGTTTCCCCAACGCTTTTCCCACCAGTCCAGCAGGTCAGCCCATCTGACCGGCGTTTTGCCCTCGGGCCGACGAGCTGCCCAGAGCGCGGCGTCCTGCTCGGGAGTAAAGGACCGCTTGTACGAACTCTTGGTTGGCCGCATCGCGTCGATCTCGGCCATGATATCTAGCTCATCGACGTCGAGACTCTTGCGCTTGCGAGGCATCAAGCCACCTCCACCATAGGCCGCGAAGTCTTCGATCGCGGGATCGTCTGTACGAAATGCCTGGTGTACGTCTCCTCGTCGCCCGATCGGATGAGCGACCCTCCGATATGCGGTGTCGACACGCGGCCGCCAGGAACCTTGTACGCAAACGGCGTCCTCAACTGCCAGGCCGCCGTCGTGAACGCTCGCCCGTAGACGTTCCGCGTCGGCGTCGAGACCTCGATGTGCCGGTGGCGATGCGACCTCACTACAACGTCAGGTGGTTCAGTTCCCCACCGCGCGGAGTCAGCGAACAGTTCGGCCAACTCCTTCATGACGGCGGACGTCTCGTATGCCATGCTGCCGGTCGTGCCGATATGATGCGCCGCGTGGACCAGGGCGCGCCCGACCTGTACCCACAGCTCATGACGCGAATGACGGCCGCCCTCATCCCTGGAAGCCTCGAGGTCTTTCGCGAGTTCTTCCTCATCCTGGCCTGACTGTCCAACGTGTGCTTCGGTTCCGCGTACCATGTAAAGTTTCTCGGCGCGATCCCGTACCGGCGCAAGAACTTCATACCCGATACGTCGCTGTGTCTCGAGGTTGTGGCTGATCTGCGTGACGGACCGGTGGTGTACTCCGTCGAGGCTGTCTCCGTTGATCAGCACCGCGTAGGGTTCACCACGCGTTGCACTCGGAACCCAGTCCTCCCAGAAGTATGTCCACAGCTCGTGGAGCTTTTCTTGTGGACGGCTGGGCCGATACTTGCCCCCGTTGTCGAGCATGATCCCGGTTGGCGGGCACAGGCCTAGCTGGCAACCGCAATGCAGGTCCGAGACGACGACTAGGTTCGTTATTGCCTGCTTTGCCATCCAACTCGCCCTCCATGACGATTAGCCAGGATGCACGCCCACCAGGTCAGGGTTCGCGTCCAAGTCGCACTCGATGTGTATGTGCGTCGCCTCGACCACGACCTGGTACGGTCGGCCGAGTATGTGCTGCATGTCCTGTGCGATCATTGTTACCTCTGCTAGACCGATACCGCGCGTCCGCAGGTCGATGGCCATACCGTATGGATGCCAGCTCCATCTGCTATGCTCGCCCTCGGTCGTGGATGTCACGACCAGGTCGTACCCGTAGGTTGTCCAAACGTGCTCGGCGACTCTCAGCACCCTACGCATCCGCCAGTTCAGGCCGGCGAGGACCACGCCGTCTTTGAGCCTCACCTAATGCCCTCGCGCGATGAAGTAAGCCCCGATGCTGCTGACGATGGCACTGACGATCGCCGACATTCCGGCCACCTTGGCAACGGATATCTGCGTTCCCGACTCCGTCCTTGTTTGCCGCAGCTCAAGATCGTGTAGTTGCGTGCTGTGCGTGACGCACGGGCGCTCACGAAGCAGTACTCGCATCTCGCGCATTTCTATCAGCGCATCGCGCAAATCGTCGCGCATGTTGTGGACCTCGTTTGCGAGATCATCAAACCGTTTGCCTCCGTTCCCAGGGTTGTCAGTCACGATGTACGTCCCTAGATGTTGTCCTCGACTTCGAGCGTCATGATCTCCGAATACCCAGACCAGGTCGTGAGGTCGGCCCAGACCTGGATCTTGTACGTGCCAGCCTCAGACAGGTCTCCGTCAGTCGTCGTTACGATGACGTCCGAGCCGCTGACAGTCGGCGACCACTCGACAGTTGACGATGCGCGAGGCTTGCGGACATAGACCTTGACGTCGTCGGCGCTGGTCAGATCCTCTCCCGCGTCAATCGTGATGACCGTACCGATGTCGCCCTTGTGGATGGACATTTACGACTCCTCCCGTAGCGTCGCCGACAGACTGGCCGACTTCGTGAGCGAACTGGATGCGCTGCCGGTCTTGTCGAACGACGTCGACAGGCTGACGTTCTCGCTGTAAATGCTAGCCTCGCTACCCGGCGTGATCTGCACTACTCTGACCATCCGCACCACGACGTCGGCCGTCGCTAGAATGCCGAGGTTTATCGCGAAATCCTGGCCGTTATCAAGACCGCCAGCGTCCATGCCGTTGATATCCCACGCGACAGTCTTGACCGTCTTGTCGCCAGAGCTGGTGTATCCCGGCGTCGACACAACGCCGCTGCCGTCGTTGTACTCGATTGCGAAGGTAGTCAAATCTTTGTCGTATATCTCGACGTGAACCCGGACCGGGATATCGATACGGTACTCGAAGTCTGCCTTGAAGAAGATGCGGCGATTGCCACCATCCAGGTCGGTGCGGCGGGCTGTATAGAAACCGTATGGCGCTACCTCCCAGCCGAAGCCGCCACCACCACTGGTCGATGCGTGGAACTCGGTCGCTGTCGTCGTGCCGCCAGGCAGGTCACGCTGAATAAGCCACCGCTCATAGTTTCGGACCTTGGTCGTGTTCGGCCACAGTGAAGACGAGCTGATATCCTGCTCCCACAGGCAGGCCCAGGCGTCGGCCGACGTCGCGGCCGTCTTACCGAAACTTAGCCTTGCGTACTCCCAAAATTCCGTGTTAAGCGGATAGATGTTGGCGTAATGAGAGTAAACGTGATTGACCCGAAGCTGTAGCGCCCGCATGATCTGCAACCGATGACGCTCAAGGTCGCTCGGGTCATCACCCCAGACGAACTCGTTTTCCTCACCGTGGTAGCGCCCATCAAATTGAGGCAGCGTTTCGTCGACGTACTGATACCCGTCCGAGTCGATGCTTAAGCCGAGCGTCGGGTTCTGAAAGTTAATCGTAAGATTTTTTGTGTGGATTCCGCCGCGCACGCCAAAGCCGAGATTCAACGCATAATCGATCAGGTCGAGATTCATCTGCTGCCACGACTCGGGCATGTAGATATCCCACTTATCCCCGTGGTGCCCGACCCACACAACCTTATGCTCGTACCCAGCAAAGGCGGCGGCGTAGACATCCATGCGAGTCATGAGCCAGTCTTCGATATCCGTGCGCAGCGAGTCGATATCGCCTCCGCTCCACTCGTCGGCCATCGCCTGTAGTAGTGATGGCTCCCAGACGAATTCCTCGCCAGTCGAGTCGGACAGCCCGTGTATCGTCACCGACTCAACCCGCTCGTCATCCGCATACGCGGCTCCGACAGCGGTGATCAAGTTGTTGAACGCAGAAGCGACTGTAGGATGCCATACATTGCACTGGTATAACCCTTGCCCTGTAGTGTACTGGTATTCCGACATGTAGGAATGGAAATCAGCGGGGATGTTGGCGAACGGTGCCTCGGACGACGTTCTTGCCCCTCCGTTCATCAGGCGGATCTCCATCGTCCTGCCAGCCGCCCAGTTCCAGGCGAGCCTGGTCTCAAGATTCGACAGATCCACCGTACCGGACCCGTCGCCGACCGTGTACCACCACCATTCACGCCATGGCAGCCCGTAATCCATCATCGACGACTCTGACTCGACCCAGCCTCCGCCGCCCCAGCCAGAATACTCGGTCTGCTCAACCACGTCGGGCAGCCAGTAATTAGGGCCGCTGGTAACCTTCATGCTGTACTCCTACTGCGCTGCTATCTGCGTTCGTGCCGGTGTCCCCTGCTCGCCGCTGGTGATCGGCCA